TTTGCCAGGGTAGTCATCACTGTTGAGTTCATGCGGTGTAACCTGCCAGCCAGTTAAAGCGGACCATCTGATGGCATCACTTCCTCTGGGCCTGTACTTACCGCCAATGACCTGACTGACATAGCCCTGACTGACCCCTGCTGCTTTAGCGAAGTCAGCTTGTCTAATACGATTCAGTTTTAAGTAGTCAACCAGTTTCATGATGAATCCCCATAGACTAAAAACTCTATATTAGTGCTACTTATTGTAAAAATCAATAGTGTAGCTATTTGCAAAATATTAGTGCTACAAATAATAATGCCTTATGACAAAAAAGAACTTTATTACCGAAGAAGACGCTCTCGTTTCGAAGCGCTTGCGCGAGATCTGGGATGTGAAAAAAGAAGAACTTGGCCTTAGCCAAGAGAAAGCGGCTGGCCGAATGGGCTTCAGTACTCAGGCTGCGGTCAGTCAGTTCCTGAACGGAAGAATCGCTTTAAACAAAGAAAATGTACTGAAATTTGCTGAACTTCTGGGTGTATCTCCTGAAGAGATAGACCCTTCTATTGAACCCCTGTTAAAACCCATTCGCCTGGCTGAAAGAAAAAAAAACAGCGCTATTGTCAATAATGTAACAAAGTTCCCTCTCTACTCCAGTGAGCAGGTCTTAGAGATATGTAAAAGCGGGAAAACCCTGACCCCGATCACCTACATACCCGCAGTAAAAGAAGCCAGCAAAGATGCTTTTTGGATCGTTGTATCCGGGCATTCCATGACAGCAGCTCAAGGCATAAAGCCCAGTTTCCCGGAGGGTGTGATGATTCTGGTAGACCCTGCTGTACCTGTTACAACAGGTGGTTTTTGTGTTGCATCGCTCGATAAAAATACATCACTGACTTTCAAAAAATATGATCTTGATGCCGGGTTGGGATATCTGGTCCCTTTGAATGCAGCATACCGAACGCTTAGGTGCGACGAGGACACGAAGTTGATTGGCAGTGTCATCCACACGCAATGGCCAGAAGAACTCTTTAGATGAACGTAAACGACTGAACTTTTTTAATCTGTCATACCATTGTCCATGCTATTGCTCGTGCCCTGAAAATCCCCTCCAAATAAATTAGTGCAACTATTGACATAAATAATTAGCTGCACTATTTTACTCCTGTGCCTGCCAATCTGCTTCTGTTTTAATCAGTACAAACGAAGCAGGCATAACTGGAGAGAAAAGATTGGCTGCTGAACGGCACAGCATACTGTCGGGCGGGAGGAGTGCAGGAGCACGAGATCCCGAAGTGGCAAAACCCACCTTCCTCTCAGCAAACGAGATGGCACTGGTCAGTGTCATTTCCTTTGTTGATGGAGGTTCTTATGAAAAAGAATAGAGTGAAGTGCCCGGTCTGCAGCCTGGCTTTCTTTCCCGGGGCACCACACTTACACATCAATAAATACCATCAGTTTGCGACACACCATGAGTTAACCCTGATCCGAGACGCCTGGCGTCGCTGTATCGGGAAAAGTAAGCCCCACAAAAATAAATCACCCTTCTTACGCTGACTCATCCCTGTGTCGTAAACCAGTCCGGAACCCTTGCCGCAAATGAAAGAGGTGTCAGGCAAGAGGTTCTGCATTCATTCAGAATTCTGAAGCGGAAGAGCTTTATAACTTAACTGTCGGGCATCACCTGACACCCGACAGGAAAAGCAGTAGTGGCATCCTGACCCGGTATCAGAAGTATTTACAACAACGCTAAACGCCTGCCTTTTTTCCCGCCCCGTGCGGGATTTTTTTGTCGCAGATATGTTCGTCTTTCAGCTGAACATGAGTGCCTCTCAGGCGCTGTCACCCTCTTACTCTGCCGGAATGGCAAACCCAATTCAGGAGTAACCATGTTATATCGCGAAGCAGCTGTTCGTCTCAGCCAGACCATTCTGCTTTTAGCCCGTGAACTCAGACTGTCTGTGGAGCAGATGCTTGAGTATCAGAAAGCCGGGAAAGTCACAGAAGAAGAAGCGGCCACCCACCTGCACAACGTCCAGGTGGTTCTTGAATCGCTTTACACCCGGCTTCTTGACCCACTCATTGCTGATTATCCTGATTTAGGCCCGGCGTGCTGCGGGTGTGGATCCTGTGATGAGCAGTAAACAGCCTCGCCACAGCCAGGTGAGGAACAAATGAGACAGCCAGTAGCCGCGACCAGCGGCTTTTTTCATTGATACCTCCCTGCCTGCAGCACGGCAGACCAGCCTGAACCCGCCCGGCGGGTTTCTATCCCCACTTAAACGGAGTGCCTCATGCAAAAAAATAAATCCCCGGAAGCCCTGTCCTGTAAAGAAATGCACCGGCTTGCGGTAAGTCATGTGCAGGCTTATCTGAGAGCCTGTCACTGTCAGTCCCGGGCTGACATGCTTAATGCCCTGTCTCACTGGCAGAACACAGGCGCGGGTTTAGCGAAATTAATTCGCCACACACACATCATCATCGTTCATTAATAAAGGTATGCCCTGGGCTGCAGATTGTCTGTGCGCGGCCCGCAGGGTATTTATCCGAACCGGAGAGCAATTATGCAAAACCGCGAAGCAGCTGAGCATGTCACTGACACACTGCTGGGACTGGCAAAACTTGTCATGTCATCTGTCAGAAAAATCGATGCTATGCATACGGAAGGCAAAGTGAGTTCAGAGGAGGCCACGTTATATCGTCAAAGAGCCCTGGACACAGTAGATAAGATGCTCAATGAAAATCTGACACCCATCTTTGAGCGACATCCTGAGCTGATGCCGAAGTGTGCCTGTTGTGAAACTCCGCATGAAGATGCGGAACCTGACTGAACACCCTTCGTCATTTGATATGACCGCCCGAAGAGGCGGTTTTTTTTATGTCTGCAGGAGAGATCTTATGAGGAACCACACACTTACTCGCCTGATCCGCATCGTGAATCTGTTAAGACTGCATCTGCCGTTTATCAGTGTCAGACAGGAGAACCATCGGGCTTTTGTGGAGCAGCTGGCTGCAGCCCGTGCACTGACAAGAGGGTGTGCTGATGTCCAAACCCCATGCACCTGAGCGGATAAGACAACGTGCCGAACGAATAGAGGATTACTGGCGGGCGGGGTTGATTCATGCACGGCGAACCTATCGCGATCAGTATCTGACTTTGCGGGTTACCCCGCAATGGCGGCTGTTATCTAAGGACAATGGCCAGACCTGGGAACTGCTGAGTCACGCAGATTATGACAAACAGATTTAAGCCGGCATTTTCTGCAGAACACACGGCCACTACTGACAAAGAGGAGAACGACCATGGACGCTGAAGCATTGCATCATCATCTTGAAGCTCACAAATGCTGGCTGGCAACCAGGGGAGCTGAAGGTAAACGCCTTAACCTGAGCGGTCAGTGTCTGGCTGACGCTGATCTGAAAGGCGCAGAACTTGAACATGGGCTATTCCTCGGAACGAACTTCGAGGGAGCTCAGATGAAATCCGCAAACCTGAGGCACGCAGTCATGGAGCGATGCAACCTGACATCTGCCTCACTGTTCCATGCAAAACTCAACAATGCCTCGCTGAACAATGCAAAGTTTTTAGTGACGGATCTCCGTCAGGCTGACCTTCGGGGTGCCAGTCTGCACGGCACAGATCTGCGCAAGGTTCTTTTATTCACTACACGTCTGCCGGAGAAAACCTGGTTAATTCTTGGCGATATCTACGATATCCAGATTACCCATGGGCTCTGGGTGAAAGCAGGCTGCCAGGTACATGCACCGGCAAAATGGCGCGCATTCTCCCGCCAGGAAATTCAGGAAATGGATGGAGAGCGTGCACTCAGCTTTTACCCACGATTACTGGACATTCTCGACTGTTATCTGGGGAAAGGCCCCCGGCCAGACTGGGTGATTCAGTAATTGATGGAATGAAAATGTAGTTTTCACATACAGGAGATTCAGAGATGAAAATTCAGTATATCGCCTCACCCTCAGAGGCAACGCTGCATATCAAAACCTGCGTGTTCTGGGCGTTTCTCCATGAACGTGTGGTCAGGGCAGCGCTTAAGGCCGCACCGGATGCCCGGGTTAGTCACACCGGCACATTCTTTATTTACACGCGTATATCAGGAGACCCGAAACAAATCCTGGCCGCTACCCGCGAGGCCCGCCGCGAAGAAGAAGAGTAAACACGCAGCCTTTCACCGGCTGCGTCAGAACGGCTGAGTCCTGAGTACCGCCATACCCCTGATTCACAGCATTCTGCCGGATGTTTCGGCAACGACTTCATTTGATCCGCCTGTTCAAAGGAACATTTCCCATGATGCAAAAAAACGTCAGGGGCGATGCCGCTTTTGCTCGCCCTTTTCACCCTGTCCGTTCGGTTGAGTTCAGTCCCAAAAATATTCTTAACAGCGCAAGTTTCCGGCGGCTGCCACCCAGACCCTTACTCCAGGTGCTGGCCGACCGTCTGACTGAAATGCTGCTGATGGAGGGAAAACCATGATGATCCCCTTTGCTCTGCTGGAGCGGCACAAAGAGTATCTCGATGCGCAGGAACAGGAAGCCATCAGAAAAGAGCAGTGGATCGATGATGAGGCACAGCGACTGCTGGCTTGCTTTCCTGATTATCTGTACCACTTCCGTCACTGGAACCTGCACCCGGATGCGATGAAGTGCTGTTCACACCCGGAAGCCGGTGAGGAATACATCAGCTTCATCACAAACCTCGCATATCTGCAGGCTGCGCGTAATTACGACCTGCAGGTCGTGCTTGGCTGGGAGGAGCAGGCGATATGAAGCCGGGTATTTATCACGACCTCAGTAATGAGGATTACCATGCCGGAGCGGGTATCAGTAAATCACAACTGGACGACATCGCCATCAACCCGGCCATCTACCTGTGGCGTAAACATGCACCTGTGGACACAGACAAAACCGCCGCGCTGGATATGGGAAGTGCCCTGCACTGCATGCTGCTGGAACCAGATCACTTCGATAAACGCTTTATCGTTGCCCCTGCGTTTAACCGCCGGACTGCTCAGGGCAAAGCCGACGAACAGGCGTTCCTGAATGAGATCAATGTACGGGGCATGTGTGTCATGAATGCAGAGGAGGGACGGAAGCTTCAGCTTATGAGAGAGAGTGTGCTGGCGCATCATCCTGCACGCTTTTTTCTGGAAGCTGACGGCCCCTGTGAATCCTCAATGTACTGGTCCGATCCGGAGACAGAGGAGCTCTGCCGCATCCGTCCGGATAAATATCTGACCGGCAGGCCTGTCATCGTCGATGTGAAGAAGGTCAGTGACATGGCCCGCTTCGCCCGGCACATCGAAGAGTTCCGGTATCACGTTCAGGCGGCCATGTATTGCGAGGGTTTTTACCGGTGCTGCGATGCGCATCCGCAGTTCGTTTTTATTGCGGTCAGTGAAGCGATCGACTGTGGCCGCTACCCGGTCCGTGTATTTGAACTGCATGACGATGACATGAGTGCAGGTTTCGAACTCTTCCGCCGCGATTTGAACACTTTCCATTCCTGTCGCCTCAGCAATAACTGGGGCGGCGTGGAAACAATCCAGCGCCCGGCCTGGGCGCGTTAACTGGAGTTCACCATGAAAAATCAGATGGTAAATACGGTGTCACATCCCGCTGATACCACGGCGACGATTTTCAGTCCCGATGCCCTGGATAAACTCGTGCGTTTTGCCGAAATCATGGCCAGCAGCAGGGTAACTGTCCCTGCTCATCTGGCCGGCAAACCTGCGGACTGTCTGGCAGTGAGTATGCAGGCTATGCAGTGGCAAATGAATCCGTTTGCTGTTGCGCAGAAAACTTTCACGGTGAATGGCGTGCTGGGTTACGAGGCACAACTTGTGAATGCTGTCATTACCACCATGGCCCCCACAAAGGATCGCCTGCATTACGAATGGTTTGGTCCCTGGGAAAATGTCATTGGTAAATTTGCAGAAAAGACCTCATCGAAAGGGCATAAATTCATTGCGCCGGACTGGACACTGCAGGATGAAGCCGGGTGCGGTGTACGCGTCCGTGCCACCATGAAGAATGAGCAGGAGCCGCGAGAGCTGGAACTGATGCTCTCCCAGGCACAGGTCCGGAACTCGACACTCTGGGCAAGCGATCCGCGTCAGCAGCTGGCTTACCTGGCCGTCAAGCGCTGGGCCCGCCTGCACTGTCCGGATGTCATTCTGGGTGTTTATACCCCTGATGAGATTGAAACCTCATCACCGGCTGAACGTGACGTTACCCCTCAGGCTCAGAGTGATCTGAATGCCTTTATCAGCCAGTCAGTCTGCATCAATAGCGGTGATATGCCACAAAAGGATACGACCGCTGATGCAGAGAGTCAGGAGGAGAACAAAGCAATGACTTCTGTACCGGCACCACCCCCGGCCTTCCCAGGAAAAGTGCCCCACCAGCCTGAGCCTTTCCCTGAGCCCGTGCCTCAGCGGTGTCCGGGTAAGACTCAGGAGCATGCAGAAAACCGTAAGCGGTCCTCAGAAGAACTGCTCGCAGATTTTTGTGACGCTGCCCTGAGGAGTAAATCGGTCAGTGAACTCGCGCGGTGCTACGCCTACGCCTCCCGGGTCCTGAAACCGGCTCCGTCACTGCTGGATAAGGCCACAGACGTCTTTCTGGTCAGGAAAGCTGAGATTGAAGAAGAAAGCCGTCACTGACAGCACCGCTATCATGACTAATTGAGGAGTTATCAATGAATCAGTGCACTCACTCCAGAAAGAGGCTGCGAAACCCTCGTTTCTTCACGGCCGCCGAAGCCGCAGCCTTTAACGAAAAGAACGGGAAATTTGATGAGGCCGGAAAACTCTGGCTGCGCGCGAAGAAACTGGCCAAAAATCCGATGAATATTGAATGGGCTGGAAACCGAA